AAGGTTAAATCAGCAGAAGTCGCACTTGTTTGTAATGCAGCATTATAACTAAATACTTGAAACTCATACGTTCCAATATCAGTATTAAATATTTCAAAGTCAGGAGAAGAAACTGTTGTTGAAACAAAGTTACCATTATTAAATCTATAGTTAACCTGATACTGCGTAACACCGACAATGGGTTGCCAACTAACAATGAGTTTAGAAACTGCCTGATTATTAATTTCAACAAGTTTTTCTTCAGCTTGTAAAGCATTTGGTGGATCTTTCGGAAGATTCAGTATTGATACTGTTCTTGTTGGTAAAGTTGAACCATCTTCAATAAATGCGTATTTTTCATCTACATAAGATAAAGCTGTAATCGCATAAACTAAGCCTTCCTGTTCTTCAACAGTTATTACTCTGAATTTTTGAGCATCAACTGTGTCATCTTGTATAAGCCAGATAGTGTTTGCATTGGGAGTCTGAGAGAAAGCAGAAGATACTGTGACCACTGCACCAGATACGCTAGAAATTGATCTGGTTTCTACTGTTCCGTCAGGCAGGATAACACTTAATGTTGGACTGTTTGTTGTAGGCAGATCAGTTGCAGCAGAGTCATCTACAGTTACTTGGGTCGTTGTTGCTGTATTTACTCTTCCGCCTCTTCGGACTCCTGATCTTACGGGATCTGCTATCTCGATTACTGCACCAGGTCGGACCACTACACCAGAATCTATTGATGTTGTGAATGTAACTACCTCAGACTCATTGTTTTCCGAGAAAACGATTGCCTTTGCCAATCTTCGAGCTTGCCCACGGCTGGTACACGCAAACGCTTTTACCTGCTTAATCACTGTGCCTATCTTGGCTATCAAATCAGAATCTTCATAAACCTCAAAATCTATCTCTTTACTATCCATATTGAAGTAAGAAACAGCTACAACGCTATGTCTAGTTTTTAAACTACTGCCTGAATAACTGAAACCACCTTCGCCTACGTTAGATAAGTTAAATAGATAACTTGCATCTGTTGGGCTGTCTTGTGTAAGTGTTACCGATCCAGCAGACCAGATGGGCATACATCGCATAACTCCAGCCAGTTCATTTATCAGATCAAATGCTTCTCCACTTGTCTGAATATTTACGTTGCAGCTAAATCTTGCCTCTTGTCCCCCAGATCCATCTGATACCAACGTATTTGCAAATTTACTTGCAGTTACGAATGAGAATAAATCCAGGCTGCTGTCTGTTATATGATCTCCAAATCCGTATCTAGTGTCTGTTAGTAAATCAAGTAATACCATCGCAGGACATGAACACCATTGGGCAGCACCCATAACTCCATTGAAAATATATCCATCTGGGTACACTATCCTGCCTGTTGTGCTATCGACAGTTGGAGTACCCGATGCACTAGCTCCTGCACCTGGGATTCTTACTTTTATTCCTCTGATTCTGTATTTTCTTGTAGGTATGGATTGAAACTGCATCGAATCCAGACGTACAGCAGTGTAAGCACTGTTAGCATAAGTTGATGAATCATCAATTATTTCGCCAAAACTTGTCCACTGAAAAGCATCTACAAGACTAGAAGTTGTGCTGTCTGCTGTGACTCTTGTAACTCTGATGTCCACTGGAAAAGATCCAGTAAGATTTACTCTGTAATCTCGCTGGTAGGCATCAGCAGTTCTACCTGTGATTGTGTCACTTATAACATCTGTAAAACCACCAGAATTGTATTGCACTGATACTTTCAGAGATACAGACGATCCAAGTAAATCTCCTTGATCTGTTGCTTTCTGAAGTTGAGGGAAAGTTATGGTTACATTTACAGCGTCTACGTTTGAGTTTGTTATCTGTCTTGTTACTGGAGTGGAGGCAGTCACAGTTACTCCTACTCCTGTGACGGAAGAACTACTCTCGATACCTGTAACTTTTGTTTGGTTTGCAGTTCCAAAACGAGGTGTAAAACCTACATCTTGAAAGTTAAAATCGGTTGTTGTAGGGCTGGTAGAATTAGCTGTTGCTTTTAAAACAGGAGTATCATTTAGAAAAACATCTTTTAGTGCAGCATTGTTATATGCTGTAGTGCCTTGTGTTCTTCCTTCTTTTGATGCTGTAGCAAAACCTTCTATTTCTCCTTCAGAAACTAAATCAAGAAACGTAGCAAATTGTCTGCTATGTAACGTATCAGGAGTTCTTGTCGGTTGAGGTGGTGGCGGTGGAGATCCTCCTCCTCCAGATCCTCGTATAATTTTACTTGTCATGCCTGTACCTGTTGTGTATCAACTGCACCACTGATGACCACCGATCCAGTTATGATTTCTCCATAACATATTGGAACGGGAGTACCGGCCCGTGACGTGTTCTGCGTTCCAGAAAAATTGTAAGATAATCTTGGATCTTCTTCGTTATTAAAATCTCTTTTTTTCGGTAATGGTGTAAGCATCTCAGATACTCCCATAAGCACTAGACCTATACCAATATTTCCTGCAAATGCTGTAATACTAAATGCTCCAGAAGCAGTAGCAAATCCACCGCCTAAACCTTGAGGTCCAAGTCCAAAACCTACGCTTGGGTTTATTATGGCTAAACCTATCAATGCAGCACCAAGCAATATTTTTCCTAGTCCTCTACCAGCACCAGTTATGACAGGAACAAAATGTATATCTTCTTGTCCTATTGGATAGTGAACTTCTTCTTTGCCTACGTCATAGTTTCCTACTTTTACTTGGTAATATCTTGGACTCATATATTTTTCAATTCCAGGAAAATTATTTATAAGAAAACTTACTGCTCTTGATAGGCTGTCTACTTTTACTTCAAATTCTTTGTGACCTACAAATTCTGCTAAGTCTCCGTAAAGTTTGATTTTACGCATCATAACGATACCTCTTGCCTGTGCATTTTTGCAGCCATGCAGAATATGGCTCTTTACAAGATAGTCTATCGGTTAAATGATGTAAAACATCTCCATCTAAAAAAATTGCTACATGATTGAGGGTGTTATACATTATGCTCATCAGTAGAATATCACCATTCTTAAGTGTCTCACTTGGGTCTAACTCCTTAAAACCTGTTCTTTCGGCATACCTTTCAAATAATGGTACGTCATTAAATTCTTGTGGGGTAACAGGCCGTTCATAATCTAATAATTCTATACCTTTTTCTTCCTTGTAAAAATCACGGACCAAAGACCAGCAATCTGTTACTCCCCAAACCCAGGGTCTACCTTTTAGTGGTGGTTTATATCCGCAGGGTTCACAATAACCCCACTGTTCAGTTTTTGGATTGACTATATGCCAGGGTAATTTACTTTGTTCGCAACTTAATTTATCTGCTTCACTTGGAAAAGGTGGAGTTACAGGGTGGCTATGAACTATTGCTTTTATTTCTCCTGTGTTATCTGCCCTAACATAATCTTCTGGATCAATAATAAAACATTGATGTGCAGTCGTAGATAAATTACGACAAGGAAAATACTTTTCTTTTCCTCTAATATTCAATAAAAGACCCACACACTCCTTTGGATCTTCAACTTTTGCATGGTTAAGTGCTTCTTCTTTCCAAGTCATGCAATAAACGTACCAATAGAAGGAAATTCTGTTCTGGTGCACTGTCTCTTGGGAGCACGAATACCAGCAAGGTCAAACACTGCCGCTAACTCAAATTGAACTGCTTCTCTATTTTCCGATGATTTTCTATCAATTTTATATATTTCTTGAGGAAATTCTGCTGTAGGATCTGGTGTTCCTAATGGATTTACTTGTTGAGTTGTAGTTGTTGTAGTTTCTTGAGTTGTTGTATTTGGATTGTTCATAGTGATTGTGTTTCCCATTGCGTTTCCATGAACTGTGCAATAGTATCTTAAATCTGATGGTGCATCTGGATAGGGTGGTTGGAAAGTTACAGAACTACCAGCAGAACCTTGAGTTCCAGCTACAGTTACACCTGTTGAATAACTAGCACCAGAATTTTGTTTAATTCTTAATGGATGACCAGAATTAGAACTATCAGACTGATCAAAAATGTAAGTTGATCCACGTTTCATAGTAATAACAGGATTGTTACTGCCATTAAGTGCAAAAATATTTACGCCTCCAACATTTACTACTGTTACTGTGTAGGTCACAGTTTCAGCATCAGCAGGATCAGCAATCGTTTCTGTAGTCGTAGTAGTGGTTGTGGTTACAGGAAAGTTAACAGCATCAATGTAACGTGCCAAAGTTCTGATTCTAGTTACAGTAGCTCCTGTTAGATCATTACCTGTTGTTACTTGGTTCACGTTCAGCAGAATTGCTGTGATAGTTCCGAGTGCGTTACTTACTGTGAGGGTTGGGCGAGGTAACTGTCCTTTTGTAAATGCAAAACCTTCAGCAGTTATCGGCATTTTTAAATATTGATTGCCAGCCCAGACAATATCTCCGTTTGCGTTCAGGTTTGTGCCATTGTGAAAGCGGTAGGTTGTTGTCGATCCATGTAGAGTGGCATCAGTTTCAAGAGTGAAAAGTTCTATAATTGCAGAAGGATTTGCTTTCTGTAAGTCAGTAATTATTGGGGCTGTACTCATGGTTCAAATACTTCTCTAAATGTTGTCTGAATCGTTGCTCTATTGTTATATGGTATGGATTTTGACCAAGTTTCACAAACATACTTACCAGCAGCAGATTCTCCAGGAGGGGTAAAATCAAAGCTATCACTATCATTTGCACGAGCATCGAGAAAGGTTTCTATAGTATCTGCATCTGTTTCTGAGACTTCAAATGTAAAGCTATAAACTTTTGGATTTTGATGTTCTGCTAATCCAAATAATATTCTGTGTTCATAACCATCAGCGAAAGTAACAGTTCTAGTTTTTGGTGCGGATCTTTTCTGCTGTCCGTATCTAGGTGTTATTGAGGGAAACGTAGCCATTATGCAAGTATGCCTCCGGGTCTTTTCTGCTTAACTAATTCAGATTGTACCGCAACTGATATTAAGCGACCCAACTCTCTACTATCCTGTTCATTTCCTTCAACAGAAGAACCAGAAGCATCTACGTTTACTACTACGTTTGTTGATCCTCCGAGTGCATGGTTTGGTGTAATCATCCCAGAAACACCTGGAGTAAATAGTTCTGGACCACGTTCTCCAACAATAAAACTACCACCTCGTTTTACTGGCCCACCTTCTGCTTTAAATATTGAACCCAAAATACCTCCTGTTACAGATCCACCGCCTACGTTTCCAAATATTGCCATATTTAATGCTGCATCGGCTAATTTATCGACTACATTTCGTAATACATCATTTAAAGTCTGAGTTCCTCTTATCAAACCTTTTATCCCGTCACCAATATCTATAGCTATTGTGTCTTTTAACTTATCAAACGCATCTGCTACCTGATTTGCTATATCAACAGTTTCTTTTAGTTTATGATTGTTTGTTACTGTCTTTGTTATTATTTTTCTCTGTTTTTCTATCTGGGTTATCTGAATCGCAGTTAATTTTTCCTCATCCCCAAGAACTTCTTTTTTTAATGCTCTAATTCTTGCTTCTATTTCAGCTTTAACTTCTCCACCATTTAAAGTATCTTGTAAAACAAGACTTTCTTCCGTTAAACTTTCTAATTGGTTTTTTGAAATATCCTTAACAGTCTTTTGTGTGATTAGACCAGCATTTTGTAAGTCTAATATCTTTTGCCTTTCATTTCTTTGAACTCTTAAAAAATCTAAGGCTTCAGTTTTATTTTTAAAAGTAGTACCGTCAACTGTTACACCTTTTTCACTATCAAATGGAGCACTTATAATTGCTTTTCTTTTAGCACTTATTTCTTGCATTACTTTATCTTTTCCACCTACCATTGTCGTTCTTGCTCTGTCAGATAATCCTCTTGTACCTTCTTTGTCAAATATCTTGAATCTATTGCCTATAAACAGAGCAACCCTGGCTACAGCAGCTTGCATCCCCAACATAGCTCTGTCAAAATCATTCTTCAGTGCGTTTGAGGATTCACCAAATTCAGTTATAGCTGCAACACCATCATCTCCTATAAGACGAGACATCTGCCTAGTAGCTTCGTTCAAGGCATCAGTCTTACTCGCTACCTTTGTATATATCTGTAATTGATTTCCGAAAGTTGTTCCAGTCACTCCTAAAGCAGATACTACAGCATTAACATCAGAAGTAAGAGGACTTAGAGCAGTGCCCAGATCCTTAATGCTGTTAGTAAATCCTTGTATGCCAGATACTACAGCCGTTCCAATTAGACCTCCTGCAAAACCGCCCATCTGACCACCAAATGCACCACCGAGTCCACCACCGATTGCACCACCAGCAGCAGCTAATGGACCTTGACCAAATAATAGAGGAAACGCACCACTTATCGCAGCACTCTGTAATGCTGGACCTCTATTCCTAGATAGAGCCCTCATTAATCCTGCTCCTCTCTGTCTACTTCCTAATGGACCAGGTAACAGATTTCCTCTTTTATCAATATTAAGTGGCTGGGCTGCTCCCGTAGGGAAAGCTGGTCCTTGCATTGGTTGTTGTGGACCGAATGTTGATCCGCTAAGTCCTGAAAGTTTTACAGGACCACCTTGTAACTTTTTAAGTTGTTTAGCTTGATCTTTAAAATATGCTGGAGAGCCTACTAAATGCTTCATACCGCTTACAGGTAAAACATTACCTTTAGACTTAGCTATTCTTGTAACATCCTTATTAAACTTTTCAAAGTATGCAGGAGTTCCAGGCATAAACTCAAAACCCTTTACGGGCATTGCATTATCTCTAGCTACACGATTTAAGTTTGGTAGGGAACCAACTAAATCTGATCTACCACCTATAGGCGAACGGCCCATTCCTTTTCCAGAAAATTCTATTTGTGCCTGAGAACCAAATTGAAATCTGTTACCTCGCAAACTTGAGCGACCAAAACCCGTAGTCTGCCCAATAAAGGGTGACTTTGGACCGAACATACCCAACTCTTTTGTTTGCGGAAAAGCTTGAACACCACTAAGACCTAAAGGTGTATTTGCAGTTAAACGTGATAAGGAAGAGAAAGGTCCCGATGGCCTAACATTTACGCTTGCTGGCTCTGGTCCTTGAACCATTCCGATTCTGCTTCCAATAAATCTTGGAGATCCTTCTTGTCTTGTACTTCCAAATCTTGATGAAGCTATTCCTGTACTAACGAATGGTCCACCAGCCATAGCCTTTGCATTATTAGATGCAGTTTTAGCTGTAAAAGCTGCTTGTTGTGCTTTTTCTTTACTTATTGATCTCTGTATTTTCAGTTCATCAAGAGCTAGTTTTAAGATTGCCTTAGACTCTTTAAATTCTTTTTTAGAGTTTAATAAAGATGATTTATCTACTGCTTCTCTAGCTCTTGCTACTTTTAAACCTTGATCTGCTGCTTTTTGAACTAGATCACCAACTCGTCTAGTTTCAGCCATCGCTACTCGCTGCGCGAGCTTACTCTTAGTTATTTTGGCTTCGGATCGTTGTGTTTTCTGGTTCGTTCCTAAATTTACTTTGCCTAATTTATCTATTTCGGTTTTTATAGTCTTTAGGTCTGCTTTTACCTTTTCTGTATTAAGTTGTATATTTACGCGATACTCGGTTGCCACTGATTCTTGCAGAA